AAAAGGTTTGCTTGGACTAATCCAAGCTCAGCAGTAGCAAGAAACCTAGATGTCGGCTTTACGGCGGCTAAGATTGAAATTTTCAACCTTACCACCGCAGCTGCACTAGCGTGGACAGCGGATATGGCTGTTGCGTCCATCTTTAATGTTGGCGTTCCAGCTTACACAACCACTAATGGTGTAACTCCACTAGCTCAAGATGCAGCTTATGGACCAGCTATTAGCGGGTTTACTAATGCATCTCCAGGTGTGATCACTGTGAATGACACAGCCACATTTGGAATTGCGGCAGGTGACACGATCAAAGTTGCTGGCATTGCAGACGATGGCGCTGCTGCTAACAGCTTGAACGGTCAATACACTGTAGCATCTGTGACAGCGACTTCAATCACCCTAAACGAAGCGACTAACTCAGGTTATAGCGCTTATGTTTCAGGTGGATTTGTAACTCGCGTTTCTGATGCTAACGGCGATGCAGTACCTATCGAGAACAAGGCTATTCGCGGTCTTACTCTTGGTACATCAGCGGTCGGAGGAAACTCTGAATCCATGGTTGCAATCGTCTACGGTGAAGAGCCTGTAGTGTAACAAATTGAGGGAGTGGGGAGACCCACTCCTTCTTAAAATTAAGGAGCAATAGCATGGAACAAGCAGTCCAAGAACGAAGTGCAGTAGACATGAAGAAGATGGCACGTCTTCCAATCATCGACCCGTCCAATCCATCAAAGAAGCACTCTGAAAAAGAGGAAAAATGGCTTAGAGAAATGGTGATGTACGAGTTCATGAATATTGAAGAGCCTGGTCTATCGCAGACATTTTCTTATGGATGCGCTGGCAATGTAATGAAATTTGAGTTCCACCATGGTCATAAGTACAGGGTGCCTCGATTCATTGCTCGTCACGTCGATTCTCGATCCACTCCAATGTGGTCATGGAGACCTGACGGAAAAGGCAGCATTCAGAAAGAGCAAGTAGGACGAAAGAGTCGCTTCCAGATGCGTGAAGTGTACGAATAACGTCTAAAACGAGGTAATGATGGCACAATGGACCCTAGCAGAGATTCGGCAGAAAGTTCGCCAGGTAACTGGCAGATACTCCCCACAGGAGTTGTCTAACGAACAGCTGGACGAATACATTAACAAGTACTTCCAGTATACCTTTCCTGCGGAGTTAAAGCTTGAGAGGTTCCATACCTACTATGAGTTTCTGACTTTAGCTAATCAGAAGGACTACACTTTGCCGGACGGTTTCGTGAATTTCGAGCCGCCAGCGACAGTGGACCGTCTATCTGTGCTTTGGTACCAGGAGCCATCATCCTTTTATGAAAACAATCCAGAGAATATAGGTCGCCAGTCACTGGGTACTGGAGACGCTGCGACTGTCGCCTTTAACGGAACGGCTGGGAACTTTCCCTTACTTCCAGGGCAGACAGTGGTAACCGATGGTGTTGAGACTTTCCAAGACACAAGTACCGCCTATACTACTGCCAATGTTTCCTTAACAGGAAGTCTAGGTGGCACGGGAACATTGAATATGTCAACAGGTGTAGTCAGTGTGTCATTTGCGACAGCACCGGCAGACGGGGCAAATATTGCCTACTCCTACATTCAATTCCAAGCAGGAAGACCGACGGCTGTTCTACTTTACAACAACCAGTTCACATTCTTTCCGGTCCCGGACACAGCCTATAGATTCAGAGCTAAAGCATACGCCAACACTCTGGTAACTACAGCATCAGGGACAAACGCAGCACTCTTTTCGAATGCCACCGATAGACCATTACTTGATGAGTGGGGACCTTGCATAGCTTATGGAACGTCGAGAGATTTACACGCTGATTATGGCGAAATGGACGCTTACGGAGACGTTACAGCGCTCTATAAGGAACAACTAGCTTACGTGTTGAAACGCACTAACAATAATCTACTTAACACGAGAGCGCAACCAAACTTCTAGGAGATACCATGGCTTGGGACAAGACACTTCCGAACAATACGACAAAGATAAGGAATTATCCGACCGTTCTAACGGCAAACTTTGCCGCTGTGGAAGAAGGTCAGGATTCCTTGCAGCAATGGAAAGCTAATTTCATTGAAAGAAACGCTATTCCTTCTGCTCCAGCCGTTACTCCCACTCGTATTGATGACACCATGCAGGTTTTCTCTAAGCAGAATGCCGATGGAGAGACAGACCTTTACGTTTTAGATGATAGATCGCCTGCCAACACCATAGAGCTTACAGAAAATGGCAGATTAGGTGGAAGAACTACTAATTTATCATTAAATCAATTCACTTTCGATTCTGGAACAACTAATTATGATGAAAACAATATAATTAATTGCCATGGAAAATTTAACTCATCCGGAGTTGCCACTTATATGTTTGGAGCAACGGTAGCTCGAATTTCAACAGGAAGATACCGAGTCACATTTACTACTCCGAGGTCGGATACAAACTATGCTGTAGTGGCAAACACTGATGACAGCGGCAATAGTAGGGTTTGTAAAATAGGAAATGAAAGTGTCAATAGTTTTGACATCCATGTGGTCCAAAAAGACGGTGATTCTAGAGATATAGGATGCCGGTTCATGTTAGTTGGGGGACTATAAGTGCAGCCTTACCAGCCATTTTTAATAGCGCCGTTCAAGACAGGTCTGGATACAGATATGGAGCCTTGGCTCCTTCCTGTAGACGCCTTTACGACGATTTGTAATGGCCATATTCATCACGGTTATGTTGAAAAGCGCTCGGGATATCGGTTTTTAGCGGAGATGGTCCATGGACAACCTATTAGTGCAGCAACCAACGCTGATCCGGCGGTTTTTACTATTGCTTCTACCGCTGCTCTTACTACTGGCGATAATGTCACGTTGCAGTTCCTTGCCGGTGGAAGTTGGGCAAACATCAACGGCCAAATCTATACAATCACGGTACTAAGTGGGACAACATTCTCCCTTGCTGATTCATCAGGAACCGATGTTGATGGGACGGCTTTAGGGGCGTATACGGCAAATTCTGGTCGATTAGGAACCTTTGAAGGGTTGAGAATCATGGGAATTTTCAACTACATAGGGAGTGACAACACGAGAGAGACCCTTGTAGCAGATACCCAAAGAATATCAATTTACAACAGTGCGACGAACCTCCTAGATCCGTTGGATCTCTTCGATTTAACTTCAACTCTTCAGACTAACAGTGATGTTTTTAGCAGCTCCGACACCGATTACATTTGGGCTGCTAACTGGCAACACGCTGGCAGTGTAAACAGGGTATATATCACTAATGGAAAAGCTTATCAGACAGGAACACCAGGAACTGATGGAATCGTCTATTATGATGCTCAGAATCCTCGAGTTGAGCAATTCCAGCCGGCACTAAACGGAACGGATGACCTATATGGTTGCAAACTCATCTTCAGTATTCGTCAAAGGCTCCTTTGTCTTCACACGTTTGAATTTGACAGTGCTACGACAAACACCTTCCCTCAACGGGCTAGATGGTGTGCGGCGCAAGATCCTTCAAACTGGGATGATTCTGTCGCTGGCGGTGGTGGTTTTGTGGATGCTCCAACAGGAGAGCAGATTATCAGTGCGCGTCAGCTACAAGACATCATTATTGTACACTTCACAGATTCTGTGTGGACCCTTCGACCTGTTCCGGATCCAGCCCTTCCCTTTAGATGGGATAAAATCAACGATTTCAGAGCCTGCGATGGGAAAATGGCAAGTGTTGGTTTTGACCGCTACTCAGTTGGCGTTGGAGTGAGAGGGATTACAGCTACGGATGGGGTTGAAACACGTCGAGTCGATGACAGGATTGAAGATTTCGTTGATGATGACATCAATGACAGTCAGTTCGAAAAAGTTTTCGTCGCTCGTAGTTATTCAAACAGGCGTACATGGTTTCTTTACCCAACTGGTGAAAGTGACGACGCAGATGCCGCTCTAATATTTGACGATGAATCTGGAGCCTACTCCAAATATCTCATCAACATGAACGTTTTAGGTTATGGAAATGTGTCACAAGACCTAGCAGCTCAAGATTTCATCGCAGCCAATGATCTCGATGTGTCAGCAGCTGATTTAAACGATGAAACCGCCTTAAGTTACTTTTGGTCTCAGGCAGCAGAGCTATTTTTAGGTGGGGACCGAGAAGGACGTGTTTACATCCTTGAAACGGTAAATACAGACGATGGAACAGCTGTTCCGTTCTCGATGAC